GCATGGTCCCATCCCCACTCAGGGCCTTGTGTCAGTTCAGCCACGTCAGCCAAGCGTCGTGTGGCAAAGTTCCACGGATGAAGAATCAAAGCCTGCTCTTTCGCAAACTCAAAGAAGCCCGCTACCAATCCTGAATTCTTTGAACCGTCTGTCAGACTCACAATACGGGCAGCCCCTAGTTCGGCAAGGGCAATGTTTGCAATAGCTGTGTTTGAAATTGTTGCCATGTGTTGTCCTCGATTATACAATAAAACATATCAAAAAGATCATTCCTGATATGCTTTATTATATACGGGAGCCTTTCGACTCCCGCATATACTGCATGCCCGAAGCCATGCAGGGGGTACTCCCTTAGTCAGTCAGAACGGCAAACAGGATCTTCAGCGTATCGGCTGCGGCAGGCGCGTCCACTCGGACAGTACCATACACAACCACGCTATCGCGCCCAAGAGTCTCGACCTGAGCCATCACGTCAGCTTTCGTGCCCAAAGGGGTCACGATAGCAGTTCTCGCCGTAACAGTCATGTCAAGGTTGTCTATGATCGCGTTATTTTCCTCTGCTTGAGTCGTTCCGTCTTCCTTGGTGTAGGCACGGTATCCGATATCCATTTGGGCACCGACACCCCAGGAAGCACTTGACTTGTAGAAACTCTGGAACAGTACGATCTTATGACGCGCAGGCAATCGGACGAAATTGATTTCATCCGAAACGGCAGGCGCACCAGTGAACGTAATGTCGCACTCAAAGTAACGCAACTTCGCCCCTGCGTCGTTGACGTTCACTTGACTGCGCGTTGAACCAACTGCATTCTGCGCGGCATACTGCGATGTTTCAAGAATAGCCATGTTGTATTATTCCTTCCCTTACTCTGTCACTTGGTTTTCAACAACAAGCTGATCTTCAACACGCACGGCTCCGTGCATCGTCTTCACAAGGATCTGCAAGAGGTTATTCTTGTCAGGGCGCTTGTCAAGACTCGATTTAACTTTCACCCACTCTGCAAACCCAACGGCATTCCGATGAGCGAGGTAAGTACCTCGGACGTTCGCACCAGACACGATAGGCAACCTGTTCGACATAACCCACGTCATGCCCAAATAGGAGTTGATCTGTCCAGTCATAAGCGCCATCGCAGGATTGAAGTCACGGCTGGTAAACGTCGCTGAAATGTTCAGCAAGTCTTCCAAACTGGCCGGACTATGGGCATACAACACTTCCGAAGGAATCACGTCAACATCGGCATCATTCAATTTCTTGATTGACGCAACGAGTTTCGCCAGGGTATTACCCGTAGCCGTGGTTTCCTTTTGTGCAGCAGGCAAAGGAACAAGCGTTGAGCCGTCCTCACCCTGAGCCGCACTACCACTGATCGCATTCGCCCAAGTCTGATCGAACCTTCGGTTGACAGCAAACGAAGCGGCAATCGCCAGTTCATTCGTGATGTTGTCAATAGTCTCAAGCTGATCTTCCTCGTCAACAGGTCGCGCCCACACGTAGTTCACCTTAAAGGTTCCCCTGCGTGAATGCTCCGAGTTGATCCACTGCGTATCGCCGTTGCGAACGCTCTGCACTACCATGTCGGCACCACTGATCCGGTCAAAGTACTTGACCTTACCAGTCAGATTGGTCGCCATACGACACCACGGAGCAAACTTCGCCGTCTTCTGTTGAGTCAGATGATGGACGTTATCCGAGAATGCCTGTATGCGCCAAGTTTCGATTGTATCAGGCATGATGTTTGCCTTCTATTCCTCTACTTCGGACCCACTACAGCGTGCAATTATCCTGCGTCAGGGTTGCACTCGCCTCTATCGTGGACTCTACGGTAGACCTCTCTCTACAGTCTCACGGAGCCGTTAGGCTTACCCGTTTTGTTCAGCATACACGATTTTCCGTAACTGACGCACGTATTCTGATACCGCACCGTGGTTTGGATCAGACTCATGGTGATACGGATTCTTTGTGTCTGCTAAAATAGCATCGACCTTCGACTTTGCAGCTTCCTTCGTTAACATGATGGGAGGGGCTTCACCTTTTACAAACGAGTCTTCGTGTATGGCCTGTGCCACACCGTACATAGCATCGAAGAACACAGGGTCAGTGTGCAAGTTGTAGTCTTTAATCAACTGCACGAAGGCGTCACCACCGAACCTCTTAGCAGCCCTTGTTGCCATGACTGCGGCACGATCATACCCCTGACCGTACTTCGCTTTCAACTTCAGATCACCATTCGTCACGTCAGCCTGCATACCAGTTTCCATGTTGCGTGCCGTAGCAAGAACATCGTCTTCGTAAGCAGCAATAATAGCTTTTGCAGCCCTGTCTGTCACACCGTTATCGTAGAACACCTTATTGAAACCCTTGATACGTTCGCTGTATACTTCTTTGAACTTCTCGTCCTTCAGAGTATACGAATACTTCTCAGGTGTCTCAGGCCGTAATTTTGCATCAAAGGCTTCGTACTCTTCAGGCTTGGCGTCAGGACCAGGAATACGTACACTTGATCCAACAAGCTTGTGTGCCTCTACACCTGACTTGATTACGTCGCCTATGGTCTTTCCTTTGAATGAAGCAAAGTATGGTTCAGTTCGTAAGGCTTCTGGAACGTGTTGGGATAAATCGAACTTAGCATCGTACACAGCCGATTGGCTTCCGGCACCAGCCGATCCGCTATTGCCAGAACCGTCAGCAGCACCAGAATTACCATTAGCCCCTGCTTCTGAGTTTGATCCATTTGCGTTCCCTTCAGTACCCATATTCTATGCCTTCCTCCGTTTCCTCTGGTTTTTGTTCTTCAGGCAATCCGACCTTTACAATATACTTCAACTCTTTGATTAGGTCTGACTTACCGGCTTGGTAAGCCATAGCCAGAGGCGCGTTCACGTTTGCGCTCTGCACGATTGCTTGGAACTTGTGATAGTCGTACACTTCCTCCATCCACTCAAGTACAAGTGGACCTTCAGGATACGAGAACAAATTCTGAACCAACTGCACTATTGTCTTCGCGTCGTACTCCGTTGCCATCCTCCCTCCCTAATGGTTACGCTGTACCGGAACCCATTGTGCTTCTTGCCATACTCTCCTGCGCACTGCCCATGTTCTTCGCAGTCTCGCTGGCTGTCACAGAAGCTTCCAACTGCGCCTGTGCCTGTTGCGCCTGCTGATCTTGCTCACGTTGCGCTTCGACTTCTTCTGGATCAATAAGGTAACGCTTGTTCAGACCTGTCACTCTGGCACTGTCACGTGCCCACAGGTCAAGGTCGAAGTTATCCCACACGTTCGGCCTGACAGCAGCAAGGTTCGATACAACTCCCAACGTGTCACCCATAGACCGTAATTCGTCAGACCGCTGCGCTCTGGCAAGTGGTCCTTCAAACACCACGTCAACCTGTCCACCAACTTGCGCAAGGATTTCAGGTAACGGAAGGAACGCATTCCCTCTCAGCATGAGTGAGAACACGCGACCTAACATCGGCTCAAGAAACTCGTCTTGTATACGACCAATCGACGGACCAAGAAGTTGATGCAAGAACTCCATACGCTGAATAACTTCTGTTGCCGTAGGTGGCGTCTTTGCAGCAGGAGCGAACTGAAGGATCTGCTCTGTAAAGAAGATTTGTCTGATCTGTAACTTCGATTCTTGTTCAGGAATGGCGTTGTGATCGAAACGCATACCTGTCTCGAATGGCTTGAGGGCACCATCCATGCGTACTCTGTTGATCGCACCAGGAACAATACGAGGCGTACCAATCACGCCGTCATCCAAAGCCAGGATAGGCGGATGAACAGACAAGGACCATTGACGCAACTTCAACTGACGCGCACGGTTCAATGTGGCAATCTCAGGCATCGCCAAATGACCACGGCCAAAGCCCCAGACTTCTTGGCTGGCCTTGTCCCATCGCGTAACCATGAACGGATTCTCGTGATAGAAGTTCTCCGCACACTGTTCCAGTTCACCGATGCCTGCGTTCGCAAAAGCCGTCATCGTATCACGTGACTGCATCCAGTACGTGCTTTCAAACTTCCCTTTAGTCCCAGGTCTAACGTCGTGCATGACCTGCACACGTTGCCACGGCTTGTCGGCAAATAGCTTGCGTGTCTGTTGAGAATACTCGCCCTTCGGAAAGCGTTCAAACATTCCCTTAATGGGAATTAGGAATTGCCTATTTGTGTAGCACAGCTTGCCTATGCCGTTCTCCTGAATGGTGTAGCTCCCCATAGGAACGGACTGGAAGAACAACCCTCGGAAGTCAGACTTCATGCTATAAGCCATGTCCATTTCTTCGACATAGCAATTACCTGTCCCGAACCCCACAATCTCTCTGATCGCCTCGGCACCAGCCGTCTTATAGTTGCTGTTGTTGATCGCGTCAAACATTCTATTCGACGTATCATCCATCCAGAACTGCACTTCAGGCAACAAAAAGATTTCAGGGTCACTGTGCTTCAACGAGAACCAACGAACGACGGCAGACGTAGCTGTACCAAGAATGAGGCTGATAAGTTTGTCCAGAGCATCAATACCCGTTGTATCGAATACCTTGGTCGTCTTACGCGCACCTTCAAAGCCACGTGTCGTAATGTTAGACAGATTGGGCATCAAGTATTCTGCAATACGTTGACACTCTGCCATCACTACGCTTCGCTGCATTGTTAATTCACGCTGTTCATTGATAAGAAATTTTGCGTCAATCATAGGGCCTTATTTATCTAGTGGCAAGAAGAACTTCACCACCTAACGTCATGTCACGGACTGATGCACCCATAGAAGTCGTGCGAATCAGACGGTTCTGGTTTGCTATGATCTGGCGCTTCCGGCGTTCTGCTGTACGGGCACGAATAGGTTCGGCAGCGTTGAACGCATTGGTTTGTCGCTGCACATTCCCTTGTGAGATAATGTTGTTGAGTGACCTAGACCCTTGCGTTCCCGTTGCTTGACCAGGCGCGACTGGTAAACCAGAGCTATCTACGGCTACAG